CAACTGGTCCAACTGGTTATACTGGTCCTGATGGTCCTACCGGTCCAACTGGATATACTGGTCCAATCGGTCCAACTGGTTATACTGGATATACTGGAGCTGGTAACTTTACAGGTTATACTGGTCCAGATGGTTCTACTGGTCCTACTGGATACACTGGACCTGACGGCCCTACTGGCTATACAGGTTACACAGGGGCTGGTAATTTCACAGGCTACACAGGCCCTGACGGTCCTACTGGTCCTACAGGCTACACTGGTCCAGACGGAGCTGACGGAGCCACTGGCTACACAGGCTACACCGGCTACACTGGTCCGGCTACTCTTGGGGGAACTCAGACAAGCACTATAACTCTAGGGGAGCTAAGCACGAAGTTCGATGCTGTTCTTTCTGGCGATGAAAAATGGTCTGGCCTTACTATGACCGGAACTGCCGGAGCAACTTTGGCAGTAGGTGATATCTGTTACCTGCAAACAGCTGATAGTAAATGGGAGTTAGTTGATGGAATTTTAGACGGAACAGACGTTGGATTCAAACTACAATTAGGAATATGTATATTAGCGGCAGACGCAGACGCTGCGACCGAGATGTTGGTGTATGGAAAAGTTAGAAGTGCGGCATTTCCAGCCTTTACAGTTGGAGCCCCTGTTTATCTTGACGATACAGCTGGTAATATAGTTGTAGCCCAGCCAACAACAACCAATTTTGCAATAAGAATAGTCGGCTATGCAATAACAGCAGAAGATTTATTCTTTAATCCATCTAACGATTACATAGTTCACATTTAATTATATGGCAACTACTCATTCAATAGATTTAGAAGCAGGCTCAAGTCAGTCCTTATCTATTACTGATGGAGACCAGACAGGTTTAGATTTATCTACTGACTTTACAATAGAGGCTTGGATTAAATTAGAAAGCCTTATTTCTGGTGACGGCGTGAGAGTTATCGCCGGTAAGGCTGGTGCAACCTCAGCAGATTTTTCATACGACTTCAGATTTGAAACAGCCGATGCTGATAGTATTCACAATCAATTAAGGGTTTTGTGGAGAGATTCTTCAAATAATCTATCAAGATTTAACGCGAACCTTGAATTTGATTCAGGCGATTTAGCTACTTGGATTCACGTTGCAGTGGTGGTAAATATATCAACCCCGACAGTCTTGTTTTATATGAATGGTGTTGTTATGGCCGGCGGAGCAGTCAATACAGCGGCCACTGCAATTAGAGACACATCAGAGCCATTTGTAATTGGAGCAGAAAATGGGGCATCATTTTTTGACGGGTTAATAATGGGACTGAGGGTTTGGTCAGATTTAAGAACAGCAGATGAAATATTGCAATATAAAAATGTGCAATTACTGGGAACTGAAGCAAATCTTGTTGCATCCTGGCCTTTAGATGACTCTTTATTAGACCAAACTTCCAATGATAACGACTTAACTAATAATAACAGCGCAGTGTTTGTTGAAGACGTACCTCCAGTAGAAGCGACACCTTTCTTTGATGATTTTGAAAGCTATGATGTAGGAGCACTGGATGGTCACGGAGGTTGGGATGGCTCAACAGATTACCGAGCTGAAACAACTGAGGTAAAAGAGGGAGTAAATGCTATGGGATTCCATACCACAGCAGTAGCTCTTATAAATAAAGTAGGTACTTTAGTTGATGATGGAAGATGCTCATTCTACTTTTATAAATCAAGTCACGCTGCTAGAACCTATGTGTATCTAAACGAAGGAACTTCTGACGTGGCAATAATTTATATCAATGATTCTGGCAATATTCAGTATTATAGTGCAGCGGCATATCACGACATTCAGGCTTACAATGAAAGCCAGTGGTATTTGGTAGAAACAGAATGGCGAAGCGTAGACCATAAAATGAGGCATAGGATAGACGGCGGTACGTGGACCTCATGGTTCGCGCCTTTTGCTGCTTGGACATACGGAATTAGTAGATTCGGTATGACATCAAGAGACTACTCGGTGTCAGAATATTTCTATTTAGATTATATAGCAGAAGACCCACTACCATCATCTTCAATAAAATCAATTAATGGACTAGCATATGCTTCAATAAAATCAGTTAATGGTCTAGCTATAGCAAGTGTTAAATCATTTGACGGATTGTAATAATTAATTAATTATAATTTTTATGAAAAATACAATTAAAAGACATTTAATTTCGTTCGTCGTCACATTCATAGCAATGTTTTTACTAGCTCTTTATCCAGCTATCGAACTTGGGAACTGGGAGTCTGGAATTTTTTTAGGGGCTATATTAGCAGCTGCAAGGTCAGCGTTTAAGTTAGCCTGGGAATTTGCTTTAGTTCCATTATTTAACAATGCGTTAGACTGGGCTAAAGAATATAAAAAATAATAAAACAAAATCTATGGCTGGGAGTAATGACAAATTAAGAAAACTTTTGACAACAGAGGTTAAATATATAATAGCTATTGTAGTTTTTGTAGTGGGTGTTGTTGCTCCTTATTATAGTATTAAGCAGGATGTGGCCCTGATTAAACAAAATCATTTTGCTCATATGGAGACAATGACTAAAAATATTGAAACTAATAATGAAGAAATAAAAAAACTAAACGAAACTCAAGTACAGTTAATGCAAGCGATTGCCGGGAACACAGCAAAAATTGATATTTATCATAAATAAATTGTTCATTAAATAAAAAAGGAGGTCGAGATGTATACAGTAGAGGTTTGTATGAAATGTCACAGTTGCAATTTAGTAGGCAGATTCCAGAGTGAGAACGTTATCGATGCAGTTTGGGACTATATCGGTGATAATCCTGATAACATAAACTATGAAATCTGCGTGTGCATAGACTGTAGAAGTGAAATTGGCGATATTGCCGCAAAACAATTATTGAAGAATGGTTCCAATGAAAACTAAAAAGCACGAAGACCGGGAACGGAAGAGATTCAGAGAGTGGATGGATAAGGACGACAATTGGAAAAGTAACGGAAAGAAGATTCATCACCATATTGTTAACAAGTATAACGGCGGTAATGACTGTCAATGCAATTTACTTTATATGGACGAAGCTAGAGAAAAGGCTTGGCACTTCTTATTCAAGAATCTCTCCTTTGAGGAGGCAGCAGAATTGCTACTCAGAGTAGCTAGGGCGAAGAAGAATCAGGAACGGCACCAATAGGGGTGGACGTAAACTGCCCCTATAATTTTACAAACTAATAACGATTATATGGCAAATGAAGGAAGACAAGAGTGCATAGTCTACAGTCGAGTAGTCGGCTGGCTTACGCCTACTAAGAATTATAATCTGGGGAAATCAGCTGAGTATAAGGATAGAAAAGTATTTAAATTGAATGAAAAGTAGCCGTCCTACAGCAGAAGACATATTCAAAGGCAAGTGTATTTTAGGTTGTTCTTTCGTAGTAGTTTGGGGAGCAGTTTTATTAATAATTTATTTAGCATTTAAATAATATGAAGACACCAGAATATATAATGATTCACCATTCGGCTGTATCTTATAAAAAAAATAGGGACCAGTTTAGAGCTAATAATAGTTATCATAGAAAGCTATGGAATTTCAGGAGCAGTCTCGGTTACTATTTAGGATATAATTATGAGATAGCTAAGAATGGTAAGGTCAGACAGGCCAGGGCGGATGGAGAAACTACTGCGGCCTGTTATCAGGATGGTATGAACAATGGTAAATGTATTCACATTTGCTTGGATGGAAATTTTGACCAAGAGAAATATACTGCCCCTCAGTTATTTGCTGTAAGAGATTTATTAAAATCGTTAATATCAAAATATAATATTAAAGACATAATCGCTCACAGGGATTATGCCAATAAGAGTTGTCCAGGAATGAATGTAGATATTGGCTATTTTAAGAAGGTGGCCGGGTTCAAAAAAGAAGAGCCAATATCTTCACCACCGGAACAATCAAACGCAGAAATTATAAAACAAATAATAGAATTATTAACTAAATTAAAATAACAAAAGTATGATTAACGACAAGATTAAAAACTGGTTTGGTAAAAAGAAGGAAACTCCAACTGAGCCAGTGGTAGAGACTCCAACTGAGCCAGTGGTAGAGACTCCAACTGAGCCAGTAGTGGAAACTCCAGATAAAGGAATCCCAGCAACTTCAATCGCTCCGGCAGTGACGAAGAGAGTATTGCCATATTTAGACTCTGACTCAAATGAGAAGGGAGAGGGAGAAAAAAGTTTTTTATAATTAAATAACATAATCCGCAAAAATATGAATAAGCCAAAATTTGACATCGTAGCTATAGCGAGGAACGAAGAAAAGCACATTCCAAAGATGATGAGTTCCTTAAAGGACTTCCAAGCTAGAGGTGGTAACGTCTATATACTTGACACGGGTTCAACTGATAAGACTGTTGAAGTAGCGAAGAGTTTAGGGTGTATAGTCAATGCTGTTGGAGACAAGTTCAGAATAAAAGTTGACCAGGAATTAGCTGATAATATTAACAACAAATTTATTGTCGAGGGTGAAGCCCCTGTCGTCAAAGCTGGTGATTCATTTTTTGACTTCGCAAGTGCTAGAAATCACAGTGTTAGTTTTACAGAACTAGACATGATTTCTACAATGGACTGCGATGAAATCTTCACCAAGCTTGATATAGATAAAATAAATCAGGCTATAGATGATGGTTATGAACAGTTCGAATACAGTTTTGTTTTCAGCCATGATGCCCTGGGTAATCCGGTAATCAAATTTAAACAAAGCAAGTTCTATAACAAAACAAAAACAAAATGGGTAGGGATAATTCACGAGGTCCTTCGAGGTCCAGCTAACATTATTAACGTTGAAGAAGATGTAATTAAGCTAGAGCACTACCAGAATGAAGAGACTAATCGCTCTGGTTATATTAGAGGCCTGGCTATAGACTGTTTCAATAACCCGAATAATGACCGTAACTCTCATTACTTTGCTAGAGAATTATCCTATCTCGGTAGAACTAAATCAGCTATCAAAGAGTTTGAAAATCATATCTCAATGGGCAAGTGGGGAACGGAAGCAGCTCAGTCAATGCTTTATATTGGAGACTGTTATAAGAAGTTGGGCGATATCCCTAAGATGGTTATGTGGTATTCACTGTCAGTAGAAAAAGAAGCTAGAAGGGAACCTCTGATGAGAATGTCTGAATTCTATTTTGGAAGAGGGATGCACAAGCAAGCTATTGTTTACGCCGAAGCTGCTTTATCAGTTACTCAGTTACCGTTCTATTCAAATCACCAACCGTATTACGAGCATGCCCCTCACGAACTTCTTTATGTATCATACTGGGCATTAGGTGATAGAGTTAAAAGTAAAGAGCATTGGAAGAAGGCTATTAAGTTTATGCCTGGTAACCCTAAGTACATTTCAGACGCTCAGTTTTATAGAGACGAACCGGTTGAAAAAGTAGTTCCGAAGATTTCATTCGTTATACCTACATTGGGTCGCGAAGAAGGATTAAATCGCTGTACGGACTCTATAGAGGCTCTAAATTATCCAAAAGACAAGGTTGAAGTGATTATTAAGCAAGATAGCTTTGAAAACAGAACTGGAGTACCGAAATTAGTTAAGCAGGGAGTTGAGGAATCAACTGGAGAATGGGTGGTGTTTGCTTCTAACGATATAGAATTTACTCCGGAATCAATTAATGAAGCCTTGGCTGTTGGAGAATTAGGATACGTTGCTTTCAACACCGGGCAGGTATCTCCGGATGAAGGGAATATCAATGAACATTTCATGATAAGGAAAGATATTATTGAAAAGATAGGAGAAGTATTTGATACAGATTTCTGGCATGCCGGTTGTGATAATTTACTTCTAGCTAAGATGAGGAAACTTGGAGTATTCAGGAGAGCTGACAAGGCCGTAGTTAAACATTTCCACTTTACTCAAGGAGCAGAAATGGATAAGACATACGAACTTGGTTGGTCAAAAGTAGAAGAGGACCGGGCTCTATTGAAAAAGAAATTGTCAGAGCTATAGTTGATAAAAACCCTAAAAAATGGTATAAATAAAATATAAATAATAATTAAAATATAATAAGATGTACCCTCAAATAAAAATTATAAATGACATAGGTAACACACTTCATATCCCGAATCAGTTGGACGTGAAGGCTCTTACCTATCTTAGCAGCAATATAGCGGCGGGGGTGATTGCCGTTCCTGTTGATAACACCACTGATTTCACCGATGGTGCATCAATTTTATTGCTGTTATCCTCAATTGGAACTGAGAATTCTGAAATAGTAACGTCAGCCTCAAACACAGTCCAGAGTTTCGTAACTCTGGCTACAGTAATGGCTCATAACCGTGGTGACAACGTTAGTGAGATTAAGTGGGACCAGATAGTTATATCTAAAGCTACTGAAGCTGGAGGAGCTTATGCTGTTCTTGCTACTCAGACAATCTTCACCACACAGCAAAACACAGTTATTTATGACACTATCGGTCTCTCAACTGATTACTATAAACTTCAATGGAAAAATTCATTAACAGGACTGTTGTCAGATTACTCAACGGAGATGAGTGTAGATGCTTATCCGACTGACTCAGTTAATTCGATAGTAAAACCAGTGCGTAAGGCAATGGGAATTAGTGATGAGGATAATAGAATTACATCTGATTTCTGCATAGAGGCTGTTAACGACGCTAGAAAATTTGTAGCTGCCAAACTTTACGGTATTCGTCACGCCTGGCAACAGGAGTTTGAGTATCCGATTAAGATGTTGGCTGGAACTAATTTTGTAAACCTACCTTCAAACGTTGATTTTATTGAAACAGACCAATCAATTTTAGCGGCAAGATTATTGTTAGACAACATATTGACACCGTTCAATATGAGATATATTGACAAACGTAACTGGAATCAAGTTTCATTTTCAGTAATGGGTGGAGCAACCTCTGGCTCAACAGCCATAGGCGCTACCGAAATAGTATTGGAAAACGTTGGGGACTTCCCCGATAGTTCATCCGGTGTAGCTTATGTAGCAACGGCAGCTTATACGGAAGAAATTGAAGAGATAGCTTACACCGGAATAAATGCAACAACAAATCAACTTACTGGAGTTACTGGAATCACTAGAACGATTCCTACTGGAACCAGGGTTTGGTCGAGACCCACAATTTCACAGCCTATCTATTACACAGTATTTGACGACAAATTGTATTTCGACAGAATAGTTCCAGATTCAATGCAGGGACAGAATCTCTACATTGACTACTATAAAAAGATTGATGAGGTTGTAAGTCTCTCTCAGGAGCTCCCAGAGCACTATAGAGAGATTTATAAGTGGTATCTACGTTATGCCATTAAGTATCGTAAAGATACTTCTCTAGGCAGTGACGACCCAGATTTGAAGAAGTTCGAGAACTTAGTGCAAGCTCTGTTCAACAACCTTTATACGGGTCAAGATACTACAATAATAACTAATTAAACACACATATGGCATATACAAATCCGCTGATTCCTTTAGTTGATATTCAACAACAGGAACAGCCAAGTAATGAGAGCTCATATCAGTTGGTTACCTTTGGTACAATAACTGGTGGAAGCCCTTACGCCGGTGCTACTTACGCAAATATCTTTGCGTTAGAGTGCTTACTCCAAGACTTAGACGGTTCAGCTGTTTACCAAATGACTGGTACAGTTGCTGTTCCAGCTTGGTCAACAATCGGCTCAGGTGCCGCTGGTGCAACTGGTTATACAGGATATACAGGTTATACAGGCCCTGGAGTAACTGGTGCAACTGGTTACACTGGCGCTGATGGAGCTACTGGTCCTACTGGCTACACTGGTCCTGACGGAGCAGCTACTGACACTGGTGCCACTGGTCCTGACGGCCCAACTGGTCCTACTGGCTACACTGGCCCTGACGGAGCAGCTACTGACACTGGTGCAACTGGCTACACTGGTCCTGACGGAGCTACTGGTTATACAGGCTACACTGGATACTCAGGAGCTGATTCTTCAGTTACTGGTCCTGATGGTCCTACTGGCCCTACTGGCTACACTGGTCCTGATGGTCCTACTGGTTACACAGGATTCACTGGTTACACTGGACCCGGAAACGGCTTCAATGCCGGTCCTACTGGTCCAATACAAACAATCACAATTGTTGATGGTTTGGTCACAGGAATAACTCTTTAGTTTTCCTATTCCCCACTTCTTTTTGCGGATGAGTGGGGGGTTAGTAAAATTAATATAAAATTATGCCAGACATGGAAAACATTATAATCCCATACCCAACGGAAGGAGTTATACGCTCGTCTCAATTAAGTGACACTGTTTGCCCGGAGAACTCTGTTCAACTAGCAATCAATATGCACTTCGATAGGATTGGTTCAATGACTACTAGACTTGGAATTGCTAATTACGCAGACCAATTAGCAGGAAGCGTAACTGCTTTCGGGACTTTAAATATACAAGGAGGAAACAAGAGATTATTCGGACAGGTAGCTAAGGACATTTCAGTATGGAACGGAACTACCTGGGCTTCAGTAAGGACAACCACCGTAACTACAATCGCTAGGTTTAGTCAGTTTCTAAATAGAACCTGGATGGTAAATGGAAATGCTGGAGACGACCCCCAGACTTCAAATGGAGGAGCTTTCGCCGGGACAGATGTTCCAGCTACATTCCCTGCTGCTGATTTTATTGAAGCTGGGTTTGATGGAAGAGTTTGGGTGGCTGATTCAGCTAATGATATCCTTTACTTCACAGATATTGTTCAGTCAACTGACGGAATCAATTATATTACCCCATTGACTTTTGACATAACTACTAACTTTATTAGCAAATTTTCTCCTCAAGACGGGGAATCCATAACTGGGTTATTCAGGGTGCCCAAGGCGCTCCTTCTTTTTAAACAAAATCATATTTATAGGGTGTACGGAACAACTAATGTTGACCCGTATCCGGCTTACAACGTTGGTACTTACTCCCAGGAATCAATTGTCCAGGGGAAAGATGGAGTTTATTTCCATCATTCTTCCGGTTTCTATAAGTTTACTTACGATACTCAGCCTACTGAAATTTCTCGCAGGGTTAGTGACTTTATAAAGGCTATCCCTAGAACTAATTATGAAAACGTAGCGGGGGTATATGATGGTAGGGATGCCATAAAATGGTCTGTTGGGCCACTTACTGTTGAAGGAGTTACCTATGCTAACTGTCAGATGAGATATTCTATATCTACTCAGGTTTGGACTATCTATGATTTTGCAGATAACAGTATTACAGCACTGGTTCGTTATGACGACGGAACTACCATCGAGCAGATTGCGGGGACCTCTACTGGTTTAGTTGGAAAACTTGATTCAGGACATACAGATTTTGGAACAAAGATTTACTATGAAATGATTGACAGATGGCGTTCATTCACTGAGATGTACTCTCGTTCTAAAACAATGACCGGGATAGCTGTCATGAGTGAAAATGCCGGAGGCTCAGTCGTTCAGTATCAAGTTAATAAGGATGATGTTAATAAATGGAACAACGTTGGGACTATTAAAATAGATTACGCGGCTCTATTCCCTAACGAGGTGACCAAGGACTTTAATTTAATTAGATTAAGAATAAGCGGAAACTCTACTGGAGACCCGATAATATTTAACGGTGTCGAAATACTATCATTAGACGACGCTGGATTTGAAGAAAACTAATATGAAACTAGCAGATTTATTTTTAAATAGATTCCTATACAGGGACAATAAACAGAACTCGGAAACGAAGGACTCTGCTTTTGTTTCTGCGGATTCTTCTGAGATAGACCCGGCTTCTATCCCTTCCGGAGGTGCTGCCCAAGATATAAATACCGGAAACGTTCAAATAGATGGAGCCCAATTGGAACCTGGTACATATCCGACAACCACTCTCGATGTCTCAAACTGGGGCTGGGGTCAAACTTGTGCCTTCGTTTCTGCCACTCTAAATACTGTGACCTGGGGAGCTGGAACATTTACCTCAGCTGATGGCGAGGCCTATGCAATCAGTGCTGGCACTACTGGAGTGATGGCCGCTAAAACTTATATATATTTAGACTTAAACGTATCTGAGACCGTGTATCAGAAAACTACCACCTCATCAACTTCGGTCGGAGTTGGTAAGGTTCTTGTCGCCGTAGCTGAGAATGGACCAGCAACTGCAACTTATATGCTCTCCGAGGCCACTCAGATAGTTGGTGATAATATAATAGCTAACACCATTAACGCTTCTAAAATTACAACTGGTCAGTTGGTTGTTGGTGATGCTTGGGTAGGATTAGGGTCAGCAGAAGATGCGGCCGGGGTTACTACTATTGTTGGAAACACAGTCACCACTGGGTATGTGAACGCTCTATCCATAACGGCAACTGGGCAGATTACTGCTGGTTCAATGCTCGTCGTGAATGGAGGCAACACCGTAGGATTTACTCCAGCAGGAGCTAACGCTATTTTTGCTGGACCGACTGGTGCACCTACATTTTATGTGACTCCAGCTGGAGCGCTGACAGCTACCTCAGTAACAATCACTGGAGACGTAACTGCTACTGCTGGGTCTGATTGGACCGGTAATGCAATTGCTTCTGCTTATATAGGAAATTTAGATGCTTCAAAAATAACAACAGGGTCACTATCAGTGTCTCGTACGGATGCTGACGTGACTCAAACAGCTTTGACTGCTGGTGCAAATATTGATAACGCTAAGGCTAATGGCACTACACTTATCACTGGTGGTTATATTACTACCGGAATAATTACAGCTAGCAACATAACAACCGGAACTCTTAGTGCTGTAACGGTTCAAACATCATCTGGTAATGAAAGGATTAAACTAATTAGCGATAGTATTCAATTTTATTCCGGTGGAACTCTCAGAGCTACGTTAGACGGAACATCATCTGGAAACGGCGGATGTAGAAATACCGGAGACTTCTATGTAGCAAATAACAAATCATACTGGATTGCTTCAACTGCTGGTGGCTCTAGCGAATACGGTGGAATTGGTGTTGACAATTCAAATCATTTAATAATAACTTGTGGTACTGCTGACGACCTTTACATAAAGAATAATGCTGGAACTAATATGGTTTATATGAGCGATAGCGCTCAAGCTATCTTTTATGACGGAATCAATTCAGAGGGTAATTTTAATGTTGGGGGAGGCTATGCAGCTAGATTTGAGAGTATTCCTATATACTTACAATCAGGAGCTGGAACAAACTGTAGAATACAAGGTTCCTCAACGGTCATATCTTACGAAGCCCCTAACGACCATAATTTCTATGTTGGAGGTACGGCCTCAGTTGACGCTGTTATAGACGCTAATATCTGGACTAATGGAGACTTACTGGCGGACGGTTCAAAAACATTCTTAACCTCTCATCCGGATGGAAAAAAAGATAAACTATTAAGATATACTGCACAAGAAAGCCCTGAAGTTATATTGAGACATAGAGGTAAAGCTAGTACAGATGGACTAGGTAAAGCCGAAATTACCCTTCCTTCTCATTTCACTTTAATAACAGACCCAGCTGGAGACGTTACAGTTAACCTCACTGTCATTGGAGATAATCGTATTTTCTTGCAAGACGAGCCGACTAACGAGAGGGTGAGAGTCGGAAGCTCAAACCCCAATGTCGATTTCCATTATGAAGTAATGGCTATCAGAAATGGATATCTAGGTGCAGCGGTAGAGTTAGATATAGATGATAAGTCACTTGTTGCAAAAGATAGAATCTTAGTTGAAAAAATGAAAAAAATAAAAAGCATTGAGATTAAGACTGTTAAAAAAGACAAAAAAGTAATATAATAAACATATGGCAAGAAATTTTTACAAAAAAGACGGTAGCTACTATTACGCTGATAATAATCAGAAGATTTATAATGAGGCTGAACTACAAGAAGCTGCTCAAAGCGGAACAGAAGTACCTTACTCTGAACCGGGTGGAAACTCGGATGGAAATAGGGACTTTTATAAAATCGGTAATGACTATTTTTATTCTGATAATGGACAACAGATTTTGAATGAACCAGAACTACAAGAAGCTTCTAACTATGGAGTAGAAATTCCGCCAACCCAAGCAGCTGTGGATAAGATTTACGCAGACGAGGCTGCTAATAACCCCGCCATTAGTGAGTTAACTCAGGGTGGCAGTACAATTGAAGAAATTATCAACGCTTTATCCACAGGTAATCTATCAGGTGTAGTTGACTGGAATGGTCAACCTTTCAGTGTCGAAGACCAACAGGCGGCTCTCACTCAGGCTAATGAGGATAACAAGTTGTACTACGAGGCTCTGAAGAATAAAGAAACTGCCGAAGCTGAATCTACACTCGAGCAAGATAAGGCTAACTATCAGGAATATCTACTTAATGCTGGACAATCTTTCGAATCAGACAAATCTAAAATTGACCAACAGGCGGCTAACTCAGGTGTGCTATTTTCTGGTGGAAGAGTTCAGAGAGAGAAGAATATGCAGAGAGCCTACGAGCAAGACCAGTCATATCAACAAGGTAAGTTAGCTAGAAATATTGGAACTACAGCGAGTGACTACCAATACAAATATGGAAATGATGCTGCTCAGGGTCTAAATAAATACTACAAAACAGGTGGAAATACTTACAATCCTAATGTAGCCAGAGGCGGAGTCGGGTCTTCTGGACTTTCAAGCGTTTATAATCCAAACAAATATAACTATCAAGGAACCAGGAATACTGAAAGAAGTGCAGCCTCTAACACTAGGGCCGCAGGTTATCTTTGGAACAAGGGAAATAAACTGCTAGGTACAGGATATAAAAATCAATATTAAATATATGAATCCATTACAAAGTCTTTTTAACAGAGGTCCGGAGCCTATCAATTTGCCGGAGATGCCAGTATTGAATCCTGGTTCGTCACCGCTCTTTGGTTCTGACCCTAAGACATCAAATCAAACACTTCCCTACGGCGGAGGTTCTTATAACCCTGCTGGGAAATCAACCATAGTCCCGGAGAATGATGTGTACGCTAGATATAGAGACCCCAAAACTGGGGATATAATGCCTCCTAACGAATATGCTCTGTCCCTGGGTAACAAAATACCTAAAGGCACAGGACAAATTCCTAACTACGCCGGAGACGCTATGACTAATCCTAACCAGTCAGCGAATGAACTAAAAGGAAGGGCTAGAGATATGACCAATGCAAGGAATGATATAGCAACTGGAACAAAAGACCCCTACGGAGTTGGAAATAAATCTGGCATTGCCTATAGTCCTACTGAATTGAAAGCTATCGAAAATGCTTATGCGGGTGTCTATGACCCAGCTTTAAACGATGTATTCTCAAGACTACAGGACAAGCAGGCTGAAGACGCTAAGATTGCTTCCAGGGAGGACA